ACAATAACTTTTTACTAATTGACTTACTTGATCAATAATAGTATTGATTCGTGCATCATTTTTAACGCTTTCTAAACCGTTAAAGTCTTTGTATTGTTGTAATGTTACTAAATCTGCCATAATTTTTTCTTAAAAACATTGGAGGGAGTTAAACCCCCTCCAAATATTCGCATTAGGTATTAACTACCTTTGTACTGAAGTGCCCAAGTTGAAGTAGAAGCATCGATCATATCGATGAATCCAATTCTTTGAGAAGCAACAAGTACTCGTCTCTGATTAGCTACTTCGTAGTCAGATTCGATTGTTACACCTCTTAATCTAGGCATTAGATAATTCTTTGCATAAACTGCTGCACCGTAGAATTTAGATACGGCTGGTGTTTTGAATTCGTCACAGACGATGACTTTAGAGCCATAGACTGAACCAATTTCGCCACGTAGTTTAACTGCATCTGAACCAACTAGATTAACATCTTGGAATTCTGCATCTTGTAATAAGTTGAAGTATTCTGTTGTGTTAATGATGTATACTACATCAGCTGGATTCATTCCATATTTACCCATGTTCTTTCTAGCTTTTAATAAATCAAGAGCTGTCAAGGATTCTGAAGCAAATGCAGTTGCGGATTGAGTTTTGTTGGAACCAGCCATAGTGATTAGTCCTTCAAAAGCTGCTCCACTTGTACCGTAAACGCCGTCTGCATGGTTACCCAAGAGTAGTGCGTTTTCAATACCTCTTGCATGTGCTCTAACGATTGATTCACGAATCAATGGTAGAATTGGCAAGATTGCATCTTCTTCTGTCTCATTACCTAAGTAGGATTGTGAGATGAGTTTTTTGGTTGAAAGAGTTCTTTCAGTTAAGTCAATACCTGACATTGTTGAGTCATAAGTATCGCCTCTTTCTTCCAAGTTACCATGTGGGGAAGTCCCGGTAGCTGTTTGGTTAGCTGTAAATTCAGCGTACCCAGCATCTGGTAGAATTGGAATGATTTGAGTAGCTGAAGTCATTTGGATTTCTCTAAATAACGGAGCTAGTACTAATTCTAATTGAATATCTCTTTCGATATTAGTTGAAACTGTTTGCTCAAAATCAGCGGATGAAACACCAACACCTGAGTGTGCGTTTACTTTTTCCATTGTATTGTGTGCAAGTTTAGTATCCCAACCTTTACCTGTTGCAAGTCCCATTACGTAAGCGTCATCAATATCGCTTTCGAATGCTTTTTTCCAGTCGCCAGACTGTCTGTCACCAAAGACTCTTTTTGATTCACGAATTGCTTCGATCTCAGATTTTTTATCTTTGAGTTCAGATTGAAGTTCATTAACTACTGCTTCTAGGTCATCATGCTTTTCTGAAACACGTTTTTCAACGTCATTCATGAGCTGTTCAGCTCCTGACATTCCGACTTCGACTATAGTTTTGACTTCTTCTTGTTTAGCTTCTTTTTCAGCAAGTTCAACGGCTTGTTGTTCTGCTTTTTCTTCTGCGTCTGCAAGTTCCTTAGCTTTGGTTTCGGCTTGTTGCATTGCAATTTTAGCAGCAGTTGATTTTGCTACTTCTTCTGCAAAAGCTTTCAAGTCGATGTTAGCTTCGGGAGTTTTAGTGTCATTTGACATATTCGTCTCCTGTTTTGAGGTTTTATCCTCGGCTTGTGGCGCAGAAGTATTCTGAGCCTCGTTATTATTAAAGTGCGTTTTCCACTCGTTGTATTCTTTCATGCTGTCAAACGACTTTGCAACTGAGAACATAGCTCCCTGATTACAAGGCACACTGACAACTGATACTTCGAACAGTTCGGCATCTTTTATTGTATATCCATCCGTTTCTTTGTTATAATCTGCATCCTTGACTCTGAAACCGACGGAAAAGGCCCCAAGAACACCATCTTTAATAAGATCTTTAATTTCGCCTGATGATTTAGAGATTTTCGCTCCAAATTCCAGACCGTTTTCTGTAACTTCCAAAGAAGTTGCACGACCAATAGGTTTGTTATAATCATGATTAAATAGAACGATTGGATTAGTTTTATAATTATCTAGTCCATTCTTTTGAATCCATGCATCATGGTTAATAACATCTCCTGCTCGGTCGACTGCATTAGTAGACGCTAATCCTTTAATATCAACGCCACCATCTTCGTCCTCTCCAAGAGTCTTGAAAGTATTTGTCCAATGAAAAATTTTCTCCATGTGTACTTACCTATTTTTTAGCTTTTTTGGGAGCTGCCTTTGCTGCTGGAGCTTTTTCAACAACTGGTGTTGGTACTGATTCCGAGTTAGCTTTGGCCCATTGGTCTGGAAAGTTAATTTTTAACATCTGAGTCATTCGCGACCAAGACCCAAAAGGTCTTTTTGCAACCATAAATCTCATAGGTACATCTTCATACCCCATAGACTTATACTCACTTGGTGTTAAAACTTTACCTTGTTCAGCAAAAAAATTTGCTAATTGTTCAAGTATCGCTTTCTTATTCGCCATTATCCTGTTCCTCTTCTTGTGGTGGTTGTCCACCTTCTGTGGGGTTAGCTGCGCTACCCGCAATGTTAGCTGGGACTCTAAGTTCATCGTGTCCTTCTAAAGGTTCACGTCCTAGTTGGTCTCTAGCCTCGTTTGGCGTCATAATGCCTGTGTTGACTAAGGTTGCATAATATGCAGCCTGGTCTCTTAACTCTGGTTGTAGAGCTGGAATGTCTGTAACATTCTCATTTAGCTCAAAGCCAAAGTATCTTTCAAAGGCGTATGACATTTTTCTTACTATAGGGAGAATTGTCTCCAAGTAGTAAAGTCTGTGATTGGGTCTAATGTTGGCATTGTTCCCACCATCTAGAAGTATAGGCGGTACGCCCATGGCTTCTAAAATTATTTTCTCGTTCGCTTGGATGGATGATTGGAAGTCGAGTTCTTTGAAGTTTACCTTCGTCAAACTATCAACTTCTAAACCACCATCTAAGATGAGAGGACGTTTACCGCCATTTTTAGGGTTGTACCTAGAAGACCAGCTTTGCAGCATTCTTTCCTTTATTCTGTCGGAAAGAGTGTTAGGGCTCTTTAGTACTAATCCTGGAACTGCTCCATTCTTGAAGAAATTATCTTGAAATCTCCTCATGTTATCTAGTAAATACATTGTGCGATACGCTGGCTTTAGCCTTGGTGTTCCACGATATATTGATTTGAATGAGTTTTCCTTAATATGTATTATTTCTTTCGTAGAATAGTCGACATGACCGTCATATGTAAATTTCTCAATGTAAGTACTAGTATCACTATGAATAGTAACATTTTGTGCTGGAAGATGATATAAATGTCTTCCATCAAAATACACGAAGATGTTTCCATCTATCATTAAGTCAATAATAAGATTTCTCTTAAAAGTATTAACATCTTGAAAAGGATTCGGTTCTTTATTAAGTAATAAGTCTACGCGAGTTCTTCGAATATTTTCTACAACTGGCATAATACCATTTACTTTATTACCAACATCATATTTAATGTCTGCTGAATCATCCACTATCATATTTACAGCGCGATTAACTACTTCTAGTTCTTCGTACGCTGATCTATAATTATCTTTGTTCTCTCTGGTATCGATGGTCATGCCTTCGTCCATACCGATAAAACTCTGCGCAGGATTTAATTTATCCTCCGTAGTTATTCTACCTAAAAGTCTATCATACCATGCCATATTTGTCTCTCTGTTTCTCCACCCATCTCTTTTGTTTAAGTGCTGTTACCAGTTTGGGTCTTTTACCGTAGATACTGTGTAGCCTCTGATGATGGGCTTTACATAGCGTAGCAGCTTCATTGTAAATCTCGTTATTAAATTCTTTAATAAATTCTTCTCGAATATTCATAATTTCATCGGCTGAGGTAATCGTAATTTTGTTACTCTTCAACCAAGTGTCCAAAAGTTCAGTCATTCCGTAGAAATGGTGAAAGTCTAAATATTCTGTATCACCACAGATAAAGCACTGCGTGTCTTTGTTATACTTAGATTTCGCTTTGTCTCTAACGTACTTGACTAAATCTCTTTTTAAATCCATAAATTCCTTATTAATTAAAATTATACCAAATTTTTACCTTTTTGTCAACAACTATTTTTTCAATGGTCTACTATTCAAAAATTTCCTGAAGATACCTCAAATGTATACAGTGCGTATCTTAGGGCATCTGACATGTGACTTGCCATATTATGCTTTGGCTTCTCTCTAATCAAATTAGGATTAGGATCCCATTGGTACTGATCAACACATGATAAAGCCTGTGTGCATCTTTGATCAATTATCAATTTATCATTGTCTATAATACCTGCTGCATGTCCAATTCCGTCTAGAACAGACTTTTTAGCATTAATAGTAGAAATATCATAATTCTGAGCAAAGTCAAACCTAGTCTGTTGAGCTGCTGAATCAATATAGATATAATCAATACTATATTTATCTACCATTCGACGAATTTCTATAGCATGCTGTTCAGTAGTTCTTTCAGCATCCATGTATTCATCTATAAGATAATATTTTTCTTGGTCCCAGTCATAAGCTATAACGCATAATGCTGTTGGGTCTTTGTACCCCACATCCAGGCCTGCAAATACATCCATGTTTCTAGTATCTAACTGACTTAAATCTGCTACACACTCTTCAAAGTTGAAGTTCCATACTTGACCTTCATAGGTGTTAAAATCTGCCATGTATTCTTGAGAAAACTCAGCTGTAGACATGGCTTTTTTGGCTTCTCTAATATCTTCTTCACTGAACCGTGGGTTTTCGTGATAAGTTGCTCTAATAGAACACCAATCATGGAATTCTTCGCTGAAGCCTCTGTGATAGAAGTCTGCAAACCAGTTATTTCTACCCCGAGGAGTAGAAATAAATACTGCTTTACTATTGTCTTTATCAAGTGTAGGACGAAGTGCAACATTGAAAGCATCTTTGCCGTCAGCTAGTGCTGCTTCGTCGAAAATTATTAAATCGTAAGATCTTCCCACCGAAGAATCTACTTGATTTACTGAACCCATACGAATTGTAGATCCGTTAGATAGTTCTATTACTTTATCTTTTGCATTGTCTCTTACTACTTCTAAGTCAAAGTGCTTAATTAGCTGTCTTTGTAAATCGAATGAAATTTGAGATAAAGAGTAGTTAGGTGACATTATCAGAATGTTAGAGCCCGGCACGAGTGAAACAAGCTGTCCAATGACGTTTGCGATATATGTCTTTCCTTGCCGTCTAGAAATAGCGGCACATACGAATCTGTATTTTGGGTTGTTAACAGCATTAATTAGTGCTGTTTGGGAACTATTAGGTTGTATCCCTAGAAGATCTAGATACGAGTCTATAGGTAACTTGATAAATCTATCTGCTGTTGGAAATTCCATAAAAGAATCTCCCAATACATCTGTTCTACTAATATCTAACATTAGTGCACAGTTCTATTTAATGCGTTACCTATTGATTTTGTTTCCAAGATCCCTTCTTTGTGTAGTGTATGTAATAGATACAGGTATCCTATACATATCTCACTCATAACTTGATCTCCATCGGAAATCTTTTTTGATTGAGTTGCTTTTCTATTAAGCAGTTCGAGTGTAGAAGTGCTGTAAGCAGCAATATCTTCTAGCCACTCTTTGTTCTGCACAGTTAACTCCATATTATCGGTACACCCAATACTTCAGCATGTGCTGCAAATATTTGGTGGTCTTGATCTTTAGTTAGGAATGTTACTTCCCCTGGTGCGATTG